CACGATCGCCAGCCTTCGCGAGACCATCGCGATGCTGAGCGAGCGCGTGAGATATCTTGAAGCCGAGGTGGAACGCCTCAGGGGGACTAAGTGAGTTGGAGAACTACTACCGCGGGTATCGCTGCAATCGTTGCCGCTGTTGGCACCGCTCTCGCCGCTTTGTTCGACGCCGACCCGCTTACCTTGCCTGATTGGGGTGCCGTCGGTGCCGCTGTCATGGCTGGCATCGGGTTGCTCGCCGCGCGTGACAACAAAGTCAGCAGCGAGCAAGCAGGCGCGAAGTGATCTATGAGTTGGTACGCGCGGTCATCGATTCGATCGTTAAGTGGCTTTCAACGCCTCGCGTGGTACGCGTTGTGGGTGGCGGTTCTCGCATCGCTGAACGCGTGCGGGCCGCGATACGTCGCCGCGCCGGACTCGCCGCTTCTAATTGTCAAAGCGACGGGCAGCGTCCTCGTGGCGATGCGTGACGGCGAACACATGGTCGAAGTCGGGTGGATCGACGCCGCCGAGCTCGAGGGGCAAACGGTCGTGAAATACGATTGGGTCAACGATGAGTAACCACCGTTGGTGCTGCTGCTCGCAAGAGGTCGAAGATTGCTGCGACATGCAGACCAACTGCCCGACTTTTGTCGCGCCCGCCACGATCACCATCGTTTATAGCGGCACGATCACGCGAACCTGGTCGAACGGTGTGACGCACACGCTCGCGACGTACACCTACACAATCAGCAACAACACAGCGTTCACCACGACTGGAAACAATTGCCGCGGAAGTGTGCCGCGTGTATTTGCGTGTTCACAGGCAAACGTGTCGTACGACTTTCGCGAGTACGTCTACCAGGCGAGCGCAGAAAGCGAGTTTTATTTCGACCCGATCGCGGATGAGTGCTCAGGATGCGATGACAATTTGCAGTGCAAGACAGATATTGCGTTTTGTCTTGAGAAGACCTACCGCAGCTACGGAACGTCGCGCGTGATGACGAAAGACGCGGCCGCGACTGGTGTCATTGAATACAAGTGCTGCGACTCGTGCGGCTGCATTCGGCCAAGCATTCAATACAGACCCGCAAGCGAAACGCTCAACACGGCCAACGACTTCTTTGTCTATACCGCCGGATGCTGCACCTCGACTTCGAGTTACGAAGAGGCTGGCACTTGGATACTCAACAAGTTTGAAATCGCCGGTGCTTGCGGCTGCCCGTCTGCATCAACATGGGAAGAGGTGTTTTCACCACCAGCGGGTGATGGTTGTACTTCGCAACTTCCATTCCCAAACTACTGGCCACCGAACGTGGTCGCTACGTCGTGGCAAACAATGACGTCACAGAGCAGTTGCGGCGCGTTCGATTGCAATGGGATTCCGAATGGCGTCTGCGGCTCGGGAAAGGTCTATTTCAACTGGTTCTGCTACCCGTCGCCGGGTGGTATCGAAATCCCGTGCGAAGTCGTGCTTTCGTTTACCGACACGTGCTCACAAACGATGACGGTGACCATCACATGACCTGCAAGCACCTTGAAGCGAACAAGTGCACCCACCAGGACGCTCCCGCGTTTGGGCGTCACACGCCGCCGCGGGTTTGTGCCGCTTGCCCGCTGTATGACGGGCCACCGCGCGGCCTGGGCGACACCGTGCACACCGTGATTGAGGCCACGGGCGTGGGAACGGTCGTGCGTACCGTGCTCGGCAACTGCGGCGGCTGCGCTCAGCGTCGGCAAGCGCTCAATGAGAAATTTCCGAGTTCGGCTAATGCGGGCATTGACGAAACGCCGAAACAGGTTTAACGTCAATACCTCAACAGCGGCCGAGCCGCAGGAGTCACAACTTGGAAGGTAACGAAACACCGAAAGAACGCCTCAAGGGGCAACCCGTATGGGTCAAGCTCGAGCAGTACGCGCGGTTGCGTGCGCTGGCCGAGAAGGACGGCAAGCCGCTCGCCGCGCACGCTCGCCGTGCCATTGAACTCTACCTACGCCGCGAAGAGCGCAAGGGCCAAACGATCGAGGTGCGCGGATGACTTGGGCTCTATTTGTACTCGTGTTCGCAGCGCTCGCCGGCGCCGTCGATTGGAGGGATTCGAAATGAGCGGCCAAACAACCCAACAACAACGGGACGAGAACTGGCGGCAAGGTAGCGACGTCTACCAACACACCTACGCGTTTCACCATGCCGTGCTACCGACGGCAAAACGCACCAAAGACGCCGACGATGAGGCCGATGCGTTGTACTACTACGCCCAGGTCAACGAGGCGGCCGATCGGAAACTTGCGCAAGCGCTACGCGCGGGCGCGGCTCGGATTCGAGCGCTCGAGGCGGCGCTCTTTGCCAAGACCACACCAACGGAAGGGAAGACCGAATGAGAGACAAAAAAGGACGCGAATTTGCCTATGCGATTCGCAATTTGGACGAGTGCCAAACACGATTAACTCAGTTGCTCGAGGTCTTGAATAACGAGCAGTTGGCTTACATGACTGATTTGGTGTACGAAGCAAATGCGAAAAACGATTGCAAAAAAGTTGCTGCAAAACTGTTGAAAGGCGACCGCAAAGCCATGGTTGAAGTTTTGAGCACTTACGCTCTTCTACTTCGTCTTGGCGAAGAGTGGTTGAAGAGAAGTGAATATGGGGGTGAAAGTTGAGCACTGAAATCGTGCCCGTATCAATCGAGCCGACGCCGCTTAGTCGGGCTCGATTCGAGGCCACCGTAGCCCGCGAAATGGGGCCCTACATCGTGCGCACGTTCTCAATCGAGCTGCAAGGCAAGCGCTACGTGCAAGTCGCCGGGGCTACTGCCCTAGCTTCGGGCTGCGGCTACGCAGTCAAGGAAGTCGAGGTCAAGCGCTTCGAGGCCGACGGAATCAAAGGGTGGGAAGCCACGGCCGAAATCCTCGACCGCTCGACTGGCGTCGTGATCGGGCGCGGCTCAGGCATCGTGACGGATGATGAGAAGCCGTGGGGTAGTCGCCCCCAGTTCGCCCGCCGAGCGATGGCCTCGACACGTGCCGCAGGGCGGGCCCTGCGCCTGTGCTGCGGCCATTTGTTCGCACTCATGGGCGACCGAGTCGCCACAGTTACCGCGGAGGAAATGCCAAATGACATCGACTGAAGCACTGGCCGAGATTCGCGCCATTCTGAACCGCCTAGAAGCCTCGCAGAAGCCAGCGCCCGTTGCGCAGGGCCAAGGAGCGCCGGTGAAGCCGGACGCCGCTACGGGCGATTCCCGCCTTTCTTTCCGCGATGGCACGGTGTGCTACTGGGAAGTCGGCACCACGAAAGCCGGAACCCCTCGAGCGCGTATCGGGATCGAGTGGAACCAAGCGGGAAACCTTCAGAAGGAATATTGGGACTGGTACGACCTGAAAGCCGCCGAAGCTGTCGATCCGCTCGGTAAGGGCGACCGCGTGCAAATCGTCCTGAAGCCGTGGAAAGACAAACACATCGTGAATGCCATCACGGTGGTCAGCCGAGCCGACCTGAAGCGTGTACCTTTCCCCACCTCGCTCGCCGAGTCTGACGAAATCCCGTTCTGAACCATTCCCCTCGCGGCTGCCTCTCCGCGTGGCTCCTTGAGCAAGCCCCACGTGCACCCGCGTGGGGCTTGTGCTTTTTACGGAGGCAACACGCATGGACGCTAAATTGTGGATGGACGAGCCGCCGCCTGAACCGACGGCACTTGCGATGGAATTACCTGCGAAGGTGAAAGCCGCGAAACGCGAGCACCAGTGCACGTGGGAACTTGCAGCGTATTACGCGGGGCTTGAATACGGAATGAGCGCCAGCGAGGTGAGCGGGTTGTGTGCTCAGGTACGCGTGTGGGTGGAGTTCCAACGTCGCCGCGACGCGAAGCGCATGAGTGAGGCCGAACTTTCCGCCTTCCGCAGGGCGCTCGATTGGCGGCCGCACATGGGCGCTTGGAGGCCTTTCGAGGGCTACATGAGAGACAGGCAGGGTGAGTGGAAGCTGATCTGTGCGGGCGCGCTCGGGGCCTATGACGCAGCAATGGCGGCGATGGCTGGGTACGACACCCAGGAATTTCTTGACCTGTGCGAGCACGCTGCGCGCTTGTGCGCCGAACTTCCTGAGGATTGGGATCCTCGGCACACCGAGCGCCTGTGGCTGAACATTTCCGAGGATTGGAAAGTGCTGCACCGCGGCTCACCGTTCGCGAGGTACATCGTATGAGCGAGCCGACACCATTTGAAATCGCGTCGCCCTCGATCGGAGACGGTGTGCCGCCGATGCGCCCGTTTGTCGTTGACGGGTTGTTGCGTAGGGGCGAAATCTGCAACTTCATCGGCGCGAGCAAGACGGGCAAGACCTGGATGCTGTACCACCTCATCGCGGCGCTCGCGAGCGGCGGCGCGTGGCTCGGCCGCCAGTGCACCCAGTCGCGCGTGTTGCTTGTGGACAACGAATTGCACCCCGAGACGGCAAAGAATCGCATGGCGAACGTGGTTGAGGCGCTCGGCATGGACAAGGCCACCTTTGACGAGCGGGTACGTGTGGCATTTGTGCGCGGTCGGATGGCAACCCTCGAGGACGTCGAAGCCACGCTTCGGGCCTCGGGGCGCGGCGCGTTTGATGTCATCGCCCTGGACGCTTTCTACCGATTCCTCAACGGGGTCGATGAGAACGCCAACGGCGAGATGACAGGCGTGTACAACCACCTCGACCGCATCGCCGAGTTCAGCGGCGCTGCCATCATCAACGTGCACCACAGCTCGAAGGGCGACCAGTCGAATAAGGCGACCACCGATGTCGGCTCGGGCGCTGGGGCCATCGCCAGGGCGACGGACACGCACCTGGCGTTCCTGCGGCACATGGAGGAGGGTTGCGTGGTGCTGCGCGGTGAGTGCCGATCGAGCCGCCGGCCGATGGCCGTGGGGCTGCGCCTAAACCCACCGTTCGTCACGGTTGACCCTAGTTTGAACCTAGAAGACCTTTGGACGCCCAAGAAGGCCGCGCAGAAAGGCAAGGCGCAGCCCATGACCGTGGATGAGTTCGTGCGCGAAGTCGTTGACAACACGAGCAGCAAGACGGTGCTGACCGTGAAGGCGCAAGAGATGGGCGTGACCCAGTCGCACGCTCGCTGGCTGGCGGATGAGGCGATTAGGACGAACAAAGTCAAGGAAGTCGCGCAAGACACAGGCAAGGCTGGCAACCGTCGCAAGGTGCTTGTCAGGGTTGATAATCAGGAATCATAATTGTGGTTGCCTATATAAAGAGTACAACGACAATCAAGCCTGATAGGGGCTTGATGTCGGTCAGGGGTACGACAAATGAACAGTAGACATCGCTGCTAAATGTGGATATCCTGTGGATATGTCACGATCGAGCCGCGAGAAAGGTAAGAGGGGCGAACTAGAGGCTTGCGAGGTACTGGCGAGGGTCGGTATCGACTGTCGCAGGGTCACCCAGTACGCGAACCGCTTTGGAGGGCACAAAGACCCCGACGTCGTGTGCGACCGAATGGACGTTTGGTGGGAAGTAAAGCGTGTGGAGCGCCTGAACCCCTACGCGTTCCTCGACCAGGCGCTTACCGATAGCCGTGGGAAGAAGACGTGCGCCGTGCTGATGCGCTCGAGCCATCGCCCGTGGCTGCTGATGATCCGCTTAGATGACCTGCCCCGATTCGTGGAGGAATACCAACGTGGGAATACCCGTATTCAACCCGCGGCCGACGATTCCCAACGCGAGGCGCTTTGAGGCCGACCATGTCGCAGGGTTTAGTGGTGGCAACTGGCAGCGCATTCGGCGCCACTGGCTTATGCATCACCCTGCGTGCAACCGATGCGGGCTCGCCGGCGAGGAAGTGCACCACATCGTGCAGCGTGCTCACGCGCCACACCGATGGAACGATTGGAGCAACCTCGAAACGCTGTGCAAGCGCTGCCACAAAGAGCACCATAACTCTACAAACGTCTGATAACTGCTAGGTGCGTCCCAAAATAGTTATGCACAAGTTATCCACGTCCATTTTTGGAGTTATCCACAAGTTATCCACATGTCCACAAGTTATCCACATTTTATCCTGACGTGGGGGGGGTCATTTTTATGAGACGGTCGCCCCTAGGGAATCACACCGCCTCGGACGTAACTTGTACGCGTACTGCGGTGCTTGCCTACGTCAATGCCGTCATTGACGGCCGTACGCCGGCCGGACGTTGGGTCTACGCCGCGGCGCAGCGCTTCCGGCGCGACCTGGAGCGCGCCGACCTGGTGATGTCGTGGCCTGACGTCGAGCGCGTCGCCGAACACTTCCGCTCGCTCAACCTGGTCGGCGAAGATTCCGGCAAGCCCTTCGAGCTGCACCCGTGGCAACTGTGGGTACTTGCCAACATCGTCGGTTGGCGTCTACCCGACGGCCGTCGGCGTTGCCGACTCGCGATGGTGCAGGTTGCCCGCGGCAACGGCAAGACCACGCTGATGGCCGGGCTTGCGCTTTTTGACCTTCTCGCGGGCGAGGGCCGCCGCGTGCACGTCATCGCCAACAACGAAGAGCAGGCAGAAATCTGCCTGGACACCGCCCGCACCATGGCGCAGCGCCTCGGTGACCCCACGCTGATCGCCCGAGCACATGCCGTGCTGCGCCTTGAGCAGGATTGTCAAATGACCGCACTGCCAGCGCTTGAGCGATCGCTTGACGGCTTGAATCCATCGCTTTGGATCGCTGATGAGGCGGCCGAGTTCAAGGGCCGGTTCTTGACCAAGTTGTTAACCACCGGCGCCAAGCGCCGCGAATCCACCGGCGTAATCATCACCACCCCCGGCAGCAACCCCGAGAACCACTACGCCGAACTCGTCAAACAGGGCGAAGCAATCCTGTCCGGCGAACTTGACGATGACACGGTGTTGCCGATGCTGTACGGGCTCGATCCCACCGACCCGCTCGAGGATGAGTCAACGTGGGTGAAGGCTAACCCTGGCCTCGAGCACGGCCAACCCGACCTTGTGAGCCTGAAGCGATCGTGGAACACGATGAAGCGCAGCGCGATGGGGCGCGGCGAATTTGCCAGGTACCACGCCGCTAGGTGTGACGAGAACACGGGCGGCTGGCTTGATATGTCGCTGTGGCCGGGCGGGCAGCGCATTGACTGGGAAGCGCTGAAAGGAAAGCCCGCGTGGGTGGGCCTCGATCTTTCCAAGTCGCTCGATATGACGGCTATGGTTGTGGCAGTGCCGCTTGACAATGGCCGCGTGGCGCTGCGCGGTCACTACTGGTGGCCTCGGGCCGACGTCGCGCAGCGTGAACTGGACTACCGCTACCCGATCCGCGCGTGGGCTTCCGATGGCAAGATCACGCTCACGCCAGGGCGCGAGATTGATTACGACTCGGTGCGGGCGCAAATCCTCGCCCTGCGCGACGAGTTTGACGTTAAGGCCGTCGGCTACGACGCGTGGGGCTCGAAGTACTTGGCCGAACAACTGCAAGCCGACGGCGTGCCGCTCGTGGTGTACCGGATGGGCATCGCCACCTTCGGGCCCGGATGCAACCTATTCCAAAACCTATGGGCGGGCTCGCGCCTAGTGATCGGTGATGATCCAATCTTGCGCCGCGCGTGTGCCGATGCGCACGCCAAGCGCGATCAGAACGGAAACATCCGGCCGATTAAGTCGCGGGAATTTTGCGCGATTGATCCGCTCGTGGCGTCCATTATTGCCGCGCACGTGTGGGGCGGCGCGAAGCGCAGCGTGTACGACGAGGAAGCCGAAGAATATTTCAAACAATAGCGTTTAGGTGCAATCCCGCGCGATCGCAGCCCACCAAATACGCACATGCTGCGTGGACTGTTGCAACGATGGCTCGGCCACTGGGGAACGCACGGCGTTCTCCTTCCCACGAGTTTCGACTCGGTGGGTATGCCCACGATCACGCCAGGCACGGCACTCGCGTATACGCCCGTTTACCGCGCGGCATCGCTCATCGCCAACGACGTGGCACGTGTGCCGCTCGACGTGAGCGAGCGCACTGCAAACGCGTTGTTGCAGCAACCGAACCGCTGGCAGAATGGATTTGAGTTTCGCCGTTCGCTCACGATGCAAGCGCTGCTATACGGCAACGCGTTTGCCGTGATCAACCGCACGCTCGGTGGCGAGTTGCTTGAGTTGTTGCCGCTCGACATCGAAAGCGTGTCGCTTGATCTCACGAAGCCTGAGCCGATCTACAAAACGCGGCTGTACGGTGACGTGCCGATGTCCTCGATGCTTCACCTGCGAGCCATCGGGCTTGACGGGTTGTGGGGAGAGTCGCCAGTGCGACTTTGCCGCACGTCGTTAAGTGTTCTTGCTTCGCAAGAGCAAGCGCAACTGGAAGTGATGAAGAACGCAGGCAATCCCAAAATTGCCATCGTGTCGCCCGGGCCGATGGGCGCGCCTGCGCGCCAAATGGTGCTCGAGGACTACATGAAGCACCACGCGGGCGCCGCCAACGCGGGCAAGCCACTGGTGCTTTCTGAGGGTATGAAAGTCGAGCGTATTAGCAGCACGCTTGACGATTCAGGTATCGCGAATGCGCGGCGCTATAGCATCGAAGACGTATCACGTATTTACGGTGTTCCTGCTGCATATTTGAGCGAGCAAAGCGGAATGAGCGGCGCGTACGGCACGATGGAATGGACATCACGTCGTTACGTAGACTCTTGCCTAGCTCACTGGTTTGCGTCGTGGTCTTCTGAAATCGTGGCGAAACTTGCGCCGTTTGGCACGGCATCGTTTGACGCAGACAGCATTTCACAACCACCGCTCGCCGAACAATTCGCAGCGCTCCGCACTGGTGTCGAATCGGGAATCATCACGCGCAACGAAGCGCGTGATTGGCTGAACCTCGCTCCGCTCGACGGGCTCGACGAGCCCATCATCGCGAAGAACATGGGCACGGGTGGCGGTCAAACCAACATCGGCGAAGACACAAGCGCAGGGGATATCAATGACTTCGCTTGAACGTCGCAGCGTCACCATCGGTGCACCAGCGGGCCGCACGCTGTCGGGCCTCGCGATTCCATACGGCAAGTGGACGCGTGAGATCTCCGAGCCGTTCAACCCGCAGTTCCGTGAGCGAATCACCCGCGGCGCATTCGGCGACCTGGCGGGCGCTGACATCAAACTGCTCTTCAACCACAACGCGAGCGCGTTGCTCGCTCGCACGCGTAGCGGCACGCTCACGCTCAACGACACTGCGAGCGGACTGCGCTTTACCGCGGATCTCGCCGAGACAAGCGTCGGAAACGACGTGCGTGCGATGCTCGAGCGCGGCGACTTGAGCGGCGAAATGTCGTTTGGTTTCTACGTCGATCGCGACGAGTGGAACCCGCGACGCACTGAACGCACTGTCACTGCCG